TTCTAGGGGACTTGGACGAGTTCTTGGAGACTTGGCCTCAATGGGGTTTAATGCGCGATGGGGAGTGTTGGGAGCAGCAGACGTTGGAGCAAACCATCAAAGGAACAGAATTTGGATTGTCGGAAAGATGGGCAACTCCTACAACGATGGACAAGTTACCACCGAAGTCAGAAAAAGCCTTAATGAACGAAGCAACCAATGCAAGGCCGAATCGCAGCAAGCCAGCGAATCTCAGGGATCAGGTCAGCAATATGCAAAATTGGCCTACGCCAACAAGCCACAATGCAAAAGAAACCAATGCTCCAAGCGAATCAACGAGAAACACTCCGACATTGGCAGCGCAAGCTGGTGGTCATCTGAACCCAATGTGGGTAGAGTGGCTCATGGGTTGGCCTCTAGGGTGGACAGACTTAAAGCAATTGGAAACGGACAAGTGCCATTGTGTGCAGCAACAGCATGGAGAATCTTGAGTGCATGAGTTTTTTGAAGAAGAACGCCATAGGTGTGAAGTCAGGCAAGTTATCAAGTGGCGAGTGCAAGACAGAAACAAGGCAATGGAATACCTGCAAGCGGTAGCAAAGAAAAGAGGCCAGGATGCAGCGGATAGATTGAGGAAGGATTCTGCTGAACAATGGGAACGCAAGAATCGAGGATTGGAGGGAGATTGGAAATAAATCTATCTGCTACTGATATTATTTTGGCAGCTCATTATGCTGGAACTATTGAGGACGCTAAAAATATAAACTCAGTTAAAAATAATGGCAAATATAAAATGAATGGTTTTGCTGCTCATTATATTGGGATGCTTGGAGAAGTAGCTATTTGCAAGTATTTAAACATTAATGTGCAAAGCAATATTACATTTGGTGGCGATGGTGGTGTTGATTTGATATATAAAAATCAAACTATTCAGTTAAAAACAAGAGCCGGTGATAATCCAGAACCACGATATATTATTTTTGATAATCTTGATGAGTTTAAAACAGACTGGGCTATTTTATGTTCATTAAAATCTGCCACAGAAATTAAAATACATGGATTCACAAGCAAAGAAAGATTTACTCTAAAGCATATAAATAAGAATTTTAGTTATGGAGATAGAGTTTGTTTGGATGAAAAGTATTTAACTGATATTTCAAAGTTTAACGAAGCTACAGAATGGTATATAAAAAATGAGAGCTGCTAGAGTTGATGTAAACCAAAAGCACATTGTCAATTGTCTACGTAAAGAAGGTTACACAGTACAACATTTGCATAACGTCGGTGAAGGCTGCCCAGATATTTTAGTAGGCTACAAAGGACTAAACATCTTGATGGAGATCAAGGACGGTAGAAAGCCTGAGTCAGAGCGTAAGTTGACAGCGCAGCAGATAATCTTCCATAAGATGTGGAAAGGTCAGGTTGAGGTGGTTATTAGTCCAGAGCAGGCAATACTTGCAGTTTTAAGGCATACGGATGGCAAATAACAAAAAGCCACGTAAGCGTCATGTACCACGTAGGAACATCTTGCCAATGACGATCAGACACAATGCACAGAGTGAGCAAACATTGCAGCTAGTACCGCATACTGAGCTAATGAAGTTCCGTGAAGGTGTAGGCGACGAGATAGGCTGGAATACGATCACAGCTCGATTAAACGTCGGGTTAGTGGCTGCATACCAGGCAGACTTTGATCCTGAGTATTACTTGCTAATGGATAGCTTAAAAGCAATTGTTAATGTAAGAGAGAGATTCCTGAATACTGGCCGGTGGGGATTATCTGGTGACGATCTTAAAAGCATAGGCGATGGATTAGTCACTGTTGATAATCTACAGCTATCAATAACAAGAAAGCAATTATCAAAAGCTATTGACTATGTATTTAAAAACGCAGGAGCTTTAGATGATGTTTCTAACTTATACGTGCAAATATGACAAATCCTAACGAAGCAATAGACTACATAATTAAACATTCGCAGGCTTATGCTAAAGCTAAAGCTCAAGTTGCATACCTAACTGAGTATAGAAAAACAAAGAAAGCTATTTGTTTTCAATCAAGTTTACGTACAACAATGGCAGAGAAAGAAGCCGACGCTTATACTCATCCAGAGTATCAAGTTATATTAGAGGGCCTTAGGGATGCTGTAGAAGAAGCTGAGAGGCTTCGCTGGATGCTGATAGCAGCACAGGCTAGGGTAGATGTCTGGCGGTCTTATGAGGCTTCTAATCGCAGCATAGATAAAAGAACACAATGAAAAATCCATTTGTAATTGATGAGCCAACAGTAATTTCATTTTCAGGTGGAAGAACATCTGGCTATATGCTTTGGCGTGTACTTGAGGCGAATGGTGGGGCGTTACCAGAACAAGCAATTGTTTGTTTTGCTAATACAGGAAAGGAAGAAGAAGCGACGCTACAATTTGTAAAAGATTGCGAAGAACAATGGAGCGTAAAAATTCATTGGGTTGAGTTTCGTGATGATGATAATAAATTTGCAGAAGTCACTTTTGATACTGCAAGCAGAAATGGGGAACCATTTGAGCAATTAATTATTAAAAAGAAATATTTGCCTAATCCTGTGACTAGATTTTGTACGATTGAATTAAAAATAAGAGCAATACATAAGTTTCTTAAAAGCAAAGGTTGGAAACATAACGAAAATATGGATTGGGTTGGCATAAGGGCAGATGAGCCAAGAAGGGCAGCAAAGATAGATCGGAGCAGGTTGCCACTTGTAGCTGCTGGTATTACGTCAAAAGATGTTGGTAATTTTTGGCTTAATCAAAGTTTTGACTTACAGTTGCCAAATATTAATGGGAAAACAATGCATGGAAACTGCGACTTATGTTTCCTGAAGGGTAGATCACAAACATTAAGCCTGATTGCGGAAAAGCCAGATCGCGCTGTCTGGTGGGCAAAGATGGAAACTTTAGTGCAAACAAGCAATAAATCTTACGGACAAGGCGCTAGGTTTAGAAAAGATAGGCCAAGCTACGCAGATATGCACAAATATATCAATGAGCAAGATGATATGTTTGATGATTCGATTTCATGCTTTTGTGGTGATTAAATAAAGGAAAAAATGGATAAGAATGTTCAAGCAGTTAGGCAAAAGCTGGCAGATCGAGCTGAGTTCGGAATGATGAAATACGGTGTCAGCACAGAGCGTACAGACTTATCTGCAAAGCAATGGCTTATTCACGCGCAAGAGGAAGCAATGGATTTAGCTGTGTACCTGCAAAGACTTATAGACGACATTGATGACTAAGGACGAAAAGAAATATCTATCGAAATTGGTAGACATTGGTTGTATAATTTGCTATAGGAATGGCTATCCTCAGACACCAGCAGAAGTGCATCATGTTCGGGGATTGGGGCTAGGTATGGGTGTCAGAAGTGGGCATTACGACACTATTCCGCTTTGCCCAAGCCACCACAGAGGTAATGATGGCTATCACGGTATGGGTCGTAAAGCGTTTGAACGGAAGTACCAGATCACAGAGATTGACTTACTTGTACAAGTTAAGGGGTTGCTGAATGAAAAAGACGAAGGCTGAAAAGAAGGTTAGTAAGGTAATGACTGAGTTTAAAGGCGGTACATTACACTCAGGCAAAGGCGGCCCTGTAGTAAAGAATCCTCGCCAAGCAGTTGCAATAGCTTTAAGCGTTGCTAAGAAAGCGAAAAAGAAATGAAGCCAGGACTATACTCAAATATTGCAGCAAAGAAAAAGCGCATAGCAGAAGGTTCTGGAGAGAAAATGCGTAAGCCAGGCACTAAGGGTGCGCCTACTAAAGCAGATTTTAAAGACGCTGCTAAAACAGCAAAAAAGGGGAAAAAATGAAAGGCATGAAATCTTGTCCTAAATGTAAGGGTGGTGAGTGCAAAGGCGGTAAGGGTTGCATGATGGAAGATAAAGAGGAAAAGATGGAAAGCAATGGTAAGAACGGCAAGAAAGGTGTGACTGTAGCCATTATGTTAGCTATGCCAAAACGTGGCTCTCGTACAGCTACTAGCAAGGCTAAAAAGAAATGATTAAGCGAGGCAAAGAAGAATTTGCTGGCTATAACAAGCCTAAAAAGACACCTAGCCACCCTACTAAAAGTCACGTTGTATTGGCTAAAGAGGGTGATGAGGTTAAGTTGATTAGGTTTGGTCAGCAAGGTGCTACGGGAAGCCCTGACGGTTCAAAGCGCAATGAGGCATTTAAGGCTCGTCATGCTAAGAACATCGCTAAAGGCAAGATGTCTGCTGCGTTTTGGGCCAATAAGGTGAAGTGGTGAGCCATCAAAGCCAGCTAGACTTCGTTGCAGGTGTAAAAGCTAGATTCCCTGATTACTTTACCGACAAAAAGGTATTAGAAATTGGCTCTCTTGACATCAATGGCTCTATTCGTACCTTTTTTGATACTACTAGCTATATTGGCGTGGACGTTGGAGAGGGTCGTGGAGTTGACGTTGTAGCCAGGGGAGAGGATTTAGTATTTCCTGAAAGCTATTTCGATGTAGTGGCAAGCTGTGAATGTTTTGAGCATAACGAACAATGGGTTAAAACCTTTGAGAATATGGTCAGAATGGCTAACGGATTAGTATTTTTTAGTTGCGCTACTACTGGGAGGCCTGAGCATGGAACCAGCAGGACTAGCAGGGCTGACAATCCTTTTCTTGGCGATTATTATCTTAACTTAACAGAGCAAGACTTTAGAGATAAGTGCGATTTAAGCAAGTTTGAGCAATACGAATTCTCGACTAATGACTCACCTGCTGATCTTTACTTCTGGGGCTTATGCAAGCAATTGTGATATGCAGTACAGGGAATGTTGGCTTAACGGTACTGGTAACTGCTTTGGAGGTCTACGCTCCGCACATACCAGTGTACATAAGCTGCAATACGCCTAAATGTTTTGGTAAGCACATAAAGATGATTCCGAATATGGAGTCTAACTTTGGTGATGCCTACAATGTAGCTACAGACTATGCGTTTGCTCAGGGATATGATTCTGTGATCCTGGCTAATGATGATGTAGTACCTACACCTAGCACTATTACTAAAATGGCAGTAGATTGGGATTTGCTCAAGAACGCAGGGTATAAGGTTGGTTTCTTGGGTACTAGGTCTGACTTTGTATTGCCTGAGCAGAATATACGTTATCCTATTGTCGATGATGACTTTGTAGGTTTACGCTATCGCAGCGAGGGATTTATAAAGAAGGCACAGACTATTGCGCCTATCTTTGCGTCAGTCTCTAAGGAAGCATGGAAGGCAGCTAAGTTTCCAAGCGTAAACTGGTATTCTGATAACATTATCTGCGATGACATGACTAAGGCTGGATTCACTCATTGGGTGAGTAGAGGCTATGTACATCACGCAGGCAGTCAGACAGTAGGCAATGACTTTGCCAAATGTCATGAGGATAGTAGGGCATGGATACGGCAGAATAGGCCAGATGTGTACGATACGTATTATTAAGCATGACACCTGAAAGGTAATGCAAAAATGGAAACAGAAATCACCAAAGTGCAGGAAGATGCACGAATAGCTAATCTTACTAACATGGGTAAGGGTAGGACTAAGGGAGTACCTAACAAGTCAACGCAGATAGTTAGGGAAGCCATTGCTAATCTACTAGAGCGCAATGCTCCGAACATGGATAGATGGCTTAATGAAGTAGCGCAAGAAGATCCGTATAAGGCACTAGACTTGATGAACAAGCTCAGTGAGTACCATATACCTAAGCTGGCTAGGACAGAGGTAACAGGCGCAGACGGTGGAGCGCAACAACACGTGGTCACATGGCAGAAATAGTTATCCCGTATCAGCCAAGAGAGCCTCAGTTACAGATGCATGAGGCAATGGATGGCACTAGATTCGCTGTAGTTGTAGCCCATCGTCGCATGGGTAAGACTGTAGCGGCCATTAACCACCTGATTAAGTCTGCCGTAGAGTGCGGCAAGGATGAGCCTAGGTTCGCTTACATTGCGCCTACTTACGGCCAGGCTAAGAGGGTGGCATGGGATTACCTAACCAAATTCACAAGGCCACTAAATGCAACTCACAACATTTCTGAACTCAGGGCTGACTTCTGGGGACGCCGCATTAGTCTTTATGGTAGCGACAATCCTGATAGCTTGCGTGGTCAATACTTCGATGGAGTTATATTGGATGAGATCGGAGATCAAGACCCGAAGATTTGGAATGAGATTATTAGGCCAGCTCTGTCTGATCGCCTTGGCTGGTGTATGTTCGTTGGCACTCCTAAGGGAAAAAACCACTTTTTTTCTCTGAGGGACAAAGCAGAAGAAGCAGACGATTGGACGCTATTAGAGTTTAAGGCCAGCGAGACCAAGATTCTGCCTGAGTCTGAGCTTGAGTCTGCCCGTAAAGAGATGGGCGACGACAAGTATAACCAAGAGTTTGAATGTTCATTTAACGCTGCGGTAGAGGGTAGCTACTATGGTCAGATCATCAATACTATCGAGGAAAAAGGCCATGTCACCCGTATTGAGCGCGACGATCTTTGCCGGTCTTTTGTTGCTTGGGATTTGGGTATGGGCGATTCTACTTGTTTGTGGGTGGCTCAATTGGTTGGCAAAGAGGTGCGGCTTATTGACTGCGTCGAAAACCACGGACAAGGTCTGGACTGGTATGTACGCTGGCTGCAAGACAATGACTATGCGAGGTGGGAGCAGTTCTTACCGCATGATGTTGAAGTTAGGGAACTTGGAACGGGAAGGTCTCGCAAAGAAGTACTCATGGAGGCAGGACTGAATATCACTGTTGCGCCGCGGTTGTCGGTAGCTGACGGTATTCAGGCTGTTAGACGCTTGCTTCCTAGATGCTGGTTTGACCCAAAGACTAAGCCTGGCCTTGATGCTTTACGCAACTATAGGCGTGAGCATGATGAGAAACGCAATGTATTCTATGAGAAACCCTTGCATGATTGGGCATCACACTACTCAGATAGTTTTAGATACCTAGCGATTTCGCTTGACGAAGGTACTGATTCGTGGTCGTCAAAGTTGCCAAATAACGTGCAATGGGTTGTATAATTGGAAAAATTCTAGGGGTAGCTTATGCAGTCAGAAGAAATTAAGGCAATTGTTGAGGCAGAGATTGATAACTCCATTGGCTTTATTGACTCTGAGACTACAGACCAGCGTCAAAAGGCGCTTGAATACTACCTGCGTGACCCGTATGGCAATGAGCAAGAAGGTCGCAGCCAGATCGTTACAGGTGAAGTAGCTGAAGCTATTGATGGCGCACTGCCGCAGCTAATCCGTGTATTCACCACGACAGAAGATATTGTCTTGTTTGAACCACAATCTGCTAACGATGAGGAAGCAGCGCAACAGGCAACTCAGTACTGTAACTGGGTATTCTATCGGGATAATCCCGGCTTCCTGATCCTGCATAACTGGTTTAAAGATGCACTAATGCAAAAAGTAGGCGTTGTTAAAGCCTATTGGGATGCTAAAGAAGATGTTACTAAGGAATCTTACAAGAACCTTACAGATGATGAACTTGCTTTATTGCTATCAGACGAGTCGCTAGAGATCGTTAAGCAGAAGTCTGAGGTCGTTGATATGTCCGGTATGCCTATCATGCTGCACAATGTGACGATCAAGAAGGTCAAGAACACAGGCCAGGTCGTCATTGAGAACGTACCACCAGAAGAATTCCTAATTAGCAAGAACGCTAAGACTATTGCTGATAGTCCATTCACAGCGCATCGTCGGTTAGTCCCACGGTCTGAGCTTATTGCAATGGGTTACGATAAAGACATCATCGATAATCTACCTACTTATGATGATCTGACATTCTCTCCTGAGCGTCTTGCTCGATTCGACCAGGGTGAACAGCCGGATGACGAGAGCCTTGACCCGTCAATGCAGCGTCTTGAGGTATATGAGTGCTATATCTACCTTGACGTTAATGATGATGGCATTGCAGAGCTGCGCCGTATTGTCTATTGCGGCAGTGAGCTTCTTAGCGATGAAGAAACAGACGTAATACCATTCCATGCTATCTGTCCTATTCCTATTCCTCACAAGTTCTTTGGTCAGTCACTTGCTGATCGCACTATGGACATTCAGTTAATCAAGTCTACGGTAACTCGTCAGATGCTTGATAACATTTACTTAACAAATAATGCACGAATGGGTGCGGTTGATGGCCAGGTAAACATTGACGATCTGCTAAACGCTACGCCTGGCGGTGTGATTCGTATGAAGAATCCTAATGCCATTATTCCTATTCAAGTGCCTAGCGTTACGGCTCAAGCCTTTCCAATTCTGGAATACATGGATACGGTACAAGCTAAGCGGACAGGTGTATCTGACGCGCAACAAGGCTTGAATCCTGACATTCTGAGTAATGTAACGGCTGCTGCGGTAGCTGCAATGACACAGGCCAGCACTGGCAAGCTAGAGCTGATTGCTCGTATCTTTGCTGAGACAGGCGTTAAGTCGCTGTTCCAAGGGATTCTTGGGCTGGTCGGTAAGTATCAAGACAAGCCAAGGATGCTGCGTATTGCTGGCAAGTATGTGCCGTTTGACCCGCGTAGTTGGGCTAATCAGTTTGACGTATCTATTAATGTTGGCCTTGGCTCCGGTAATCGTGAGCAGCAATTGGCTATGTTGCAGATGGTTCTACAAAAGCAAGAGCAGGTATTGCAGCAGTATGGCCCAGGCAATCCATTGGTGACGGTTGGTCAGTACCGCAACACGTTGGCTAAGTTCATTGAGGCTGCTGGCTTTAAGGATGCTGATCAGTTCATGAACCAGATCACGCCTGAGATTGAGGCACAACTGGCTGCACCTAAACCACCACCACCTGATTCTCAGGCTGAGTTTGCCAAGATGATGGCGCAGGTTGAGCAGGAAAAGGCGCAGGTAGCCCGTGAGAAGAATCAAGCAATGTCGCAGATTGATGCGGCTAAGTTGCAGCTAGACCGTCAAAACCTTGAGGCTAGCTACGCTCAGAAGGGTGTTGAGATGGCTATGAAGAACCAGAAAGACCAACAAGAATTGAAGCTGAAAGAGGCTGAGTTAGCTGTTAAGCAACTGCAAGCTATCCTGGCTATGGACATTGCTGACGAAGATAGCCGTACACGACAGGCTGACATTGTTCTTAAAGCAATTAAAGAGATTGGAAACATTACACGATGAACAAAGCAGATTGGGCTAATAACCTGACACTTGATCCTAACTGGCAAGAGCTTATATCAGAACTGAGATCAACAGAGTTAGCTAAGTTTACTAATAGCGATTATCTCGATGTAGAGGCCAGAGAACAGGCTTATATTCGATTGAGAACGATAGAGAGTATTACCGACTACTTGGAAGGCTTGAAGGCTCAGAAAGCTATTGACAAGAAGCGTTGGAAGATTTTGTAGTCTGTCATGGCAGTTCCATGTAAAATTAAGGAAATAACAACATGAGCGAAACGACTAGCGCGACACCGGAATCCGGTAGCGGAGAGTTGACAGTAAACGATGCGGCTAACGCTTTCATGGGTTTAATGGGTAGTGACGAAGGCTCCGACGAAGGACAACCAGAAGCACAGGCTCAATCCGATGAGGACGAAAGCGAAGAACCAGAGGAAGAATCTAGCGATGATTCTGAAGGTGAAGAACAGGAAGATAGCGAACAAGAAGAACAGGAACGTACCTACCGCGTGAAAGCTGCGGGTGAAGAAAAGGACGTTACCCTAGACGAGCTTGTTAAGAATTATCAACTTGGCGCTGACTATACGAAAAAATCGCAAGCTGTAGCTGAAGATCGTAAGGCTATTCAGGCCGAATACCACGCGATTCAAGAGGCGAAGCAACTGAGAGATCAGTATGCACAGCAACTCCAGGTGATTGAGCAGATGCTTTCACGTGGGGAAGAACCAGAGAATCTTGACTACTTGAAGGAAACCGATCCAATTGGTTACGCCGTTAAGGTAGCGGAACTCTCACAGAAGGAGAAACAACTTTCTCAAGTACGCGCTCAACAGAATCAAATTAGAGCGCAACAAGAGCAAGACAGGCAGCAATGGATGTCTAACCTAGTCCGGCAAGAATCGGAGAAGTTAGCAACTGTGCTACCTGATTATGTTGATCCTGAAAAGGGTGAGTCACTGAGAAAGTCAGTGCGCTCATACGGTAAAGAGTTAGGATTTTCAGATGAAGAATTGGCAAGCGTTGTTGATTCTCGTCACGTTATTACGTTATACAAGGCTATGCAGTACGACAAGCTACAAGCGTCGAAGCCTGGTATCAATAAGAAACTAGCTGAAGCCCCGAAAGTTATGAAGTCGGGAGTCTCGCAGTCTCGAGATACTAATAACGAGCAGTATAAGAAACAGAAAGCTAAGGCTAGGTCTACCGGAAGGGTAGCTGACGCTGCGGCACTATTTGAACGGTTTATTTAAAGGAAATTATCATGCCTACATATCAAACATTTACCGCTATCGGTATGCGCGAGGACTTGTCCGACATCATCTATAACATCTCGCCTACTGAGACCCCAATCATGTCGTCGATTGGTCGCACCAAAGCTACTGCTGTTTATCATGAGTGGCAGACTGACTCGCTGGCTGCTGCTACCACTGCTAATGCAGCAGTTGAGGGCGCAGATGCGACGTCTGCAACGATGGCTCCTACGACTCGCGTCGGTAACTATACGCAGATCGTACAAAAGACTGTCCAAGTTTCCGGCACTCTGGAGACTGTCAACAAAGCAGGCCGTAAGTCTGAGAAGGCTTATCAACTGTCGAAGGCTTCGCAAGAACTCAAGCGTGATCTGGAAACCATCATCACGGCTAACCAAGGCAAGTCGGCTGGTACGTCTACTGTTGCTCGCACCATGGGTTCGCTGCTGTCTTGGATCAAGTCTAACTCGTCGCAAGGTAGTGGTGGTTCGGCTCCTGCAACTTCTGGTACTTCGACCCGTACTGATGGTACGCAGCGTACTGCTACCGAAGCACTGCTCAAGACTGTTATTGCTTCGATCTTCGATGCGGGTGGCAATCCTAAAGCTGTGTTCGTTGGCTCGGCTGGTAAGCAAAAGGTTTCTACCTTTGCTGGTATCGCTGTCAACCGTTATCAGATCACCAAGCCTGAGGCTGGCGTGATTATCGGTGCTGCTGACATTTATCAATCGGACTTCGGTCAACTGTCTATCGTGCCTGATCGTTTCATGCGTAACCGCGATATGCTGATCCTTGATCCTGAGTACGCTGCTATGGCTTTCCTGCGCCCATTCATGACTAATGAGTTGGCTAAGGCAGGCGATAGTGATAAAACTCAGATTCTTGCTGAAGTAACGCTGGAAGTGAAGAACGAAGCTGCTCACGGGATCGTGGCCGATCTTGACTTCTCACTGTAATGAACTAGCCCCTGACTTCGGTTGGGGGCTTTTTATAAAGACCAATGACAAACTTTAGACATCAAAAAGTTCATGCGGATGGTGATGGCGGTATTATCATCGAGACTAACCAAGACATTACAGACATTCTTGCTAGGAACAAGGTACTCCAAGAGGTAGATAGGGCTAGGACAGGCGCAACAGATGACTTGCATTTGATTGGCTCCATACCGTTTACAGCGATTGATAAGCTAAACGAGATGGGGATTATGCGAGGATTTGCGATTGTGGATGACAAAGCATTTAGAAGTTGGCTGAATCATCCTGACCAAGCTGGTTTGAAAATCTACAGGGGAACCGTATGAGAGTTGGCGTTTGTGTACCATGTCGTGACGAAGTACACACAGGTTTTGCGTTTGATTTTGCCCGTATGTGCGCTCATGATGCGTCTGTTAGGTGCAAGGACGGTAAGGGCGGTTTAAGCCTTTATACGATGCCAGGCACGTTGATATTCGACCAGCGTGAGAAGTTGGCGCTGGTGGCTTTAAAAGAGGGATGTGACGCTGTTCTGTTTATTGATAGCGACATGAGATTCCCACATGATTTGATTACGATTATGTTGAGCCGTGAGGTTGATATAGTTGGTGTTAACGCAGTGACAAGACGTAGACCATCGTTCCCTACCGCTAAGTTATTGGTTAAGAGTGAGGATGAGAAGGGTATCCGGCATCATTGGTCTAATGTTGATTCACGCGGCAAAGAAGGTATTGAGGTC